GAAGTTAAGCTCATTGGCTCAACTTTTGCTAAGGCTGAATATCGTTACACTGACTTCGACGGCAATCTCGGTCGTCACGGTGGACTCGTTGGCTTCGGTCTTCGTTTCTAATTAAGTAGAGACTAAGCGTAATGGCGGCGAGTAAAATCGTCGCCATTACCATATTTACAGTAAATACATATATGAAAATAGGCTTAAGCAAATCCATTATTCACCATGAGGGCTTCGTGTACGATGCTATAGATCAAGGGTGGTATAACATCCTAAAAGGACATAATGTATTTTGTATTCCAAACACGCTAAATCAAGATTTTAACGTTATGGCTAACGACTTAGATTCATTAATTTTAACTGGCGGAGAATATTCTGAACAAAGGCGCGAAGTTGAGCAAGTGCTAGTTAATAACATGGTAGAACGCAACAAGCCGGTTGTTGGAATCGCTAGTGGGGCATTTGAAATAGCGGAATCTATCGGAGGCGAATTAGAATGTATTGAAAAGCACTTCGATATAAATCATCCTATATTTTATCACAGAGAAGTTTTAGAAGTTAACAGTTATCATCATGGTAAATGTATTAAGAGTTTGCCAAATTCTGCAAACGTGCTTTGTTTAGATTATCTAGGAAATGTTGAGGCATTTATATGCGGTAACTTATCCGGCATAGTATGGAATCCTGAAAAGATGGATAAACCTTGGATTCCACCTGAAATCGCTTATATGCTTCGCATTTGATAAATATATCAATGAGAGCTACAGAATTCATAACCGAACGTAAGAAAAAGCGTAAGTCCAATCGAGCCTACGGCGGATATTTCTATCCAGGCTTTGGTTACGGAGATAACAGCTCCGGCGAAGGTGGCGGAGACGGCGGCGGCGAAAGTATGTACGAATCCGCGGTAGATGAATTAGCTAAGCGATTACCTTCCCTAGATAAGCACGATTACAATACTATCGATGACTTGATGCGCAAGGTTGCACGTAAGCACAAAATCACCGACAAAGCACTAAAAGATTTGTTCACTAAAAAGTTTAATGATACTCCTGATCGCTGGATCAAAGGTAAGTTAGATGAAATAGAGCATCCGGTAACTGCTTTTATGGGAGCGATGGATAATGCTACTTCTAGTTTTGCTAACACAGCATCAGCAGCTGCCGACAAGATAATGTATGAAGATTCCGATAAGCTAGATATAAATGCAGAAGTAGAAAAGTTTGTAGACTGGACTGCTAAAAGGTTGAATCTACAAAAGGTTCCTACAATAGAACTATCAATGGATAGTGAGGAAGCTCAAACTAATCATCACACCGGCGGACATGTTCCCGGAGAAGGTAGTGTTTGGGTATATGCTAAGAATCGTAATTTAGTAGATATTCTTAGAACAGTATTCCATGAACTGGTACATGTTCGTCAACACGAGATAGGTATGATTAAACCCGGTGATAGTTATCCTGGGTCACCCATCGAAGCGATGGCAGATATGCTAGCCGGTAAATATATCAAGATTTACGGCGAAAAAAACAACCACATCTTTCAATAAGGTTACCAATATAGTTGAATTTTCTGCACAGTCTGTTATACTAACTAGACTAAAGGAGAAAACATGTCACGTACATTCAATCAAGAAGCTAAAACTAAACTGACTCAACTTATCAACGAAGGTATGAACGTCTTACAAGAAGTAGAAACCCTCAATGAAGGTCTTAACGATACTGTTAAGGCAATTGCAGAAGAACTTGAAATCAAGCCCTCAATTCTCAAGAAGGCTATCAGAGTTGCCCACAAGCAGCGTCTCAATGAAACTAATGAAGAAAACGAAGAACTTAACACAATTTTGGAGACTGTCGGTAAGACTAGCTAATGTCATACGTTGACGCAGTTCTCGATTCCAGCGCAGATAGAATTTACGCAGTTGAACGTACTCCTGAGGGCAAACGTGCCTTCAAAGAGTACTCAACTAACTATGTCTTCTATTATGATGATGCAAAAGGTAAGTATCGTACTATCTATGGAGATCCTGTAACTAGATTCTCGACTCGCAAAAAGAGTGAGTTTGAGAAAGAGCGCAGGATTCATAACAAGAAAAGACTCTATGAGAGTGATGTTCCGGTAGTCTTTAGGTGCCTGAGTGATAACTATTTGGGAGCAGAACCTCCTAAACTACACACTGCGTTCTTCGACATTGAGACTGACTTTGACCCAGAGAAGGGTTTTAGTCCGACAGATGATCCATTCAATCCAGTCACTGCTATTTCAGTGTATCTTGATTGGTTAGACCAGCTTGTTACTCTTGTCATTCCCCCGAAGCATATGACTGATGAGACTGCACAAGAACTAACTGCGGATTTTGAAAACTGCTTACTGTTCCGCAGTGAAATCGAAATGTTCGAAACTTTCTTTGAACTTATTGAAGACGCAGATGTTCTTACAGGTTGGAACTCAGAAGGATATGATATTCCCTACTGTGTGAATCGTGTTACTCGTATTATGAGTAAGAACGATACACGCAGGTTCTGTTTGCTTGGGCAGCTTCCTAAGCCTAGAACGTATGAACGTTTCGGCAAAGAAGAACAGACTTACGACTTGATTGGTCGTATTCATATGGACTATCTACAGCTTTACAAAAAGTACAACTACGAAAGCCGTCATAGTTATTCGCTCGACGCTATCGGTGAGTATGAATTGGGTGAGCGCAAGACTCAGTATGAAGGTAGTTTGGATCAGTTATACAACAAAGACTTTAGAAAGTTCGTAGAGTATAACCGCCAAGATACTATGCTAGTGTTTAAGATTCACCGCAAGCTCAAGTTTCTTGACCTAGCAAATGCTCTAGCGCACGAAAATACTGTATTGCTGCCAACTGTTATGGGTTCGGTGGCTATGATTGAAATGGCAATTTATAATGAAGCACATGAACGAGGATTTATTGTCCCTGACAAAAAGCGTAAAGATAATTACGGTGAAGAGCAGCAAGCGGCCGGAGCTTATGTTGCTGTCCCGAAGAAAGGGATTCACGAATGGGTCGGAGCAGTTGACATCAACTCACTCTATCCCTCAGCAATCCGAGCCCTCAACATGGCCCCAGAAACCATCGTTGGACAAGTCAGACAATCTCTCACAGACCAATACATGCACGAAAAAAGTGTTGACCTCGCAAAAAAGAAGCGTAAGAAAAAGAATGGTGACGATGCTGACGGGGTTACTGGAGCGATTCTTTGGGAAAACCTCTTCGGGTCAATAGAATATACTGCTATTATGAATCAAGAGCGCGGCACTTTGCTCACGCTTGACTATGAAGATGGTCGTAGTGTAGAAATGTCTGCTGCTGAAATATGGAAGTTAATCTTCGATAGCAACAAGCCGTATATGATTTCTGCAAACGGAACCATCTTTACATATGAGAAAGAAGGAATTATTCCTGGATTGCTTTCACGCTGGTATTCAGAGCGTAAAGAAACTCAGAAGCTAGCCAGAGAAGCATATGGGACGGATATGTTTGATTATTATGATAAGCGTCAGCTAGTTCGTAAGATTCTTCTTAACTCTGCATATGGCGCACTTTTGAATGAGCATTGTCGTTTCTATGATAAAAGAATCGGGCAGTCAGTTACGTTGTCTGGTCGGCAAATCACTAAGCATATGATGAGCCAGATAAACGAAATCATCACGGAAAATTATGAACATGACGGCGACGCTATTGTGTATGGTGATACTGACTCCTGTTACTTTTCAGCGTATCCTATCCTCAAAGAACAGATTGACAGCGGCGAACTTGCATGGAGCAAAGACACTTGCATTGACTTGTATGACCAAATCGCTGAAATGACTAACGTTAGCTTCCCTGCGTTTATGGAAAAGGCATTTCACTGCCCTCGTAAGAACGGTGAAGTGATTAAAGCTGGACGAGAACTCATTGGCGACAGAACGTTGTTCATCACTAAGAAGCGTTACGCAATCAACATCTTTGACTTAGAAGGTAAGCGTCAGGACATTGACGATAAGATAGGTAAGATTAAGGCTATGGGTCTTGATCTTAAGAGAGCGGATACTCCTAAGTATGTTCAAGAATTCTTGATGGAAGTCTTGACTATGGTTCTAGGTGGCGCGCCTCGTGAAGACATCATCACTCGAATCAAAGACTTCAAGACTTATCTATCAGAGCAGGATAGCTGGACTAAAGGTTCTCCTCGTTCAGTCAACAAGCTTACATACTATGGTGAACTTGAGAAACGCAGTAAGACTGGCAAGGCAACAATGCCCGGACACGTTCGAGCGGCTCTTAACTACAACTACTTGCGTAAGCTAAACGGAGATCAGTATAGTCAGCGTATTGTTGATGGTATGAAGGTAATTGTCTGTAAGCTAAAAAGCAATATGCTTGGCTTTACAAGTATTGCTTATCCTACAGATGAACTTAGACTTCCGCAATGGTTCTGCGACTTGCCGTTTGATGACAACGAAATGGAAAGAACACTAGTCGATGAAAAGATTGACAACTTGTTAGGCGTTCTTAACTGGGACATTAGGTCAAACACTAATACTAACAGTACATTCGATGAATTGTTCAGTTTCGGTTAAACAAACACTTGACGTTTGCAATAAATTCCGCTATTATACACAATAGACAAACCTAAATATTATAAAGGAAAGATGACACATGAAAGATTACTTACTTGATTTGATTCAACACACTCATGGATTGGGCGTAGTTGAATTAGTAAAGATTGAAGGCACTGCAACTGAAACAAAGGTTGCTGCATATGCAGAAGACAAGAGCGTAGTTGTATACGGCACGTTTGCTTCGCCTATCGCAGATTTTCAAGGCACATTCGGCATGCCTAACTTGTCCAAGCTTAAGACTATTCTTAGTTTTGATGACTATGATGATAAGTCTATCATCAACGTTAGCCGTAACGATGACGGTGTTCCTTCATCGATTCACTTTGAGACTTCGACTGGCGATTTCGTCAATGACTATCGCTTGATGGCAAAGTCAATCGTTGAAGAAAAGGTCAAAACTGTAAAGTTTGCAGGTACTGCATGGGACGTTGAATTTGAACCTACAGTAGCAGGTATCCTTCGTCTTAAGAAGCAGGCTTCTGCAAACAGCGAAGAACTTAACTTCAAGACTAAGACTGAAAACGGTGACTTGAAGATTTACTTTGGTGACCCTTCTACGCACAGCGGCAACTTTATCTTCCAGCCGGGCGTAAGCGGAAATCTTTCTCGCTCGTGGCAGTGGCCTGTTAAGGTGTTTCTTGCTATCATGGATCTTCCCGGTGACAAGACAGTTCGTTTTGCAGACGCAGGAGCTGCTGAAATCACTGTAAACAGTGGTCTTGGAACTTGGCAGTATTTGCTTCCCGCACAGGCTAAGTAATGCTACGGACGGTCAGCGGAGCAGGTAGATATGTGATGGTGCAGGGCGGAATGCCTGCACACACATATATCAACTCTAGTTCAGGTTATATGAATGTTGGAGATGTTAGATACAACGTTCAAATGCAGCGACTTGAAGTTTATGATGGTCAAATTTGGGTCGAAATCAGCACTGGTCATGCTAGTGTTGGTCTAACTCCCGATGCTGAACGTGCATTAGATTGGGCTAATCGGAAGATTGAAGAAGAAGCCGAACTTGATAGGCTAGCAGCATCTAATGCTACCATCGCTGACCTTATTAAACAGAAAAAAGAACTTGATGATAAGATAAAGATGGTTCAAATACTTACGAAGGAAGAAGTAAAAGTTGGAACAAATTAACCTTTCAAACAGTCACAATCCCGATTGGGCATTGTTTCTGCCCGCAGTCTCGTCATTTTTCATTGCTGGCTTAGGCAAGCAACGTGAAGGTGAAAACTATTTTGACCCGACGAGAATCCCTGCGGCATTCAATGGAGACGTTGAATGTTTGAACTTCCTTAATAGCAAGCAAGGTCTCTACACTTATAAGTGGGGCTTGTATTCTGCTGGTCACGCTAATCTTGATATCACTAAGGATGATGCTTGTGAGAGTATCATTCGCAAGAGAGAAGAAGGCACTTTCATGCTAGGTGACTCTGGTGGATTTCAGATTCTCAAGTGTCAGTGGCCTGCTGATTGGAAGGACCCTAACTGTCCCCGTGCTATGAAGAAGCGTCAACAAGTTCTTACTTGGATGGATGAATACATGGACTATGGCATGTGTCTTGATATTCCATCGCAGTCTCTTACGACTTATCACATTAAGGACAAGAAGACCGGTACATCAGCACACGGTATCAGCACGATTGAAGAAGCTATTACTGCTACTCACATTAACAATGAATATTTTGTTGCTAATCGTGACGGGCGTTGCAAGTTTCTAAACGTTCTGCAGGGTCGTAATCATGGTCAGTCAGATGACTGGTATGAGGAGATGAAGAAGTATTGCGATACGAACATCTACGGTGACAAAGCATTTAACGGCTGGGCATTCGGTGGTCAAAACAAGATTGACATTCACTTGATGCTACGTAGGCTCGTTGGTATCATTCACGATGGCTTCCTAGAAGAAGGCAAGCACGACCTTATTCACTGTCTTGGTACAAGCATTATGGAATATGCAGTTATTTTTACTGATATTCAGCGGGCAGTTCGCAAGTATCATAATCCTAAGCTACAGATTACGTTTGACTGTGCTAGTCCGTTCTTTGCTGCTGCAAAAGGCCTCGCTTACAACAACAACACATTTGAGCATAATACCAAATGGTCTTATTCAATGGAAAAGACTGCTGAAAATAAGGGATATGCAACAGATAACCGTAAGTTTAGCGATGGTGTCCTTGCTGACAAGATTCACAAGGTGTTCGCTGACAGTCCGGTAACTGACATGATGCTGATGAAAGACTTATGCTATCGTGGTCAAGGTTTCTTAGGTCAGCACGGCAAAGAAACAAAGACTAGCTGGGACACACTTAGCTATACTCTATTGCAGGCACATAACGTATATCAACATATGACTGCGGTTCAGGAAGCTAATCGTCGGTATGAGAATGGTATCAAGCCTAAGATGGTTATGGATCCTCTAGGTAATCTCAATTTTTCTGATATCGTTGATGAGATTTTCTCACTCAAGGATCGTGAAAAAAGTCTGGCTATGATTGACAAATACGACAAGTTTTGGCAGCAGTTTAAAGCTGGTCAAGGATTCAGCGGTAAGAAAACAGTCAATGCTCACACTATGTTCGACCAGTTATTTGCAATTGAAGACGCCGACCCTGAAATCGATGAAGTCATTGAAGATGCTGATGACTTGATGGAGGAAATATTGAGTGTTCCCTAATAAAGAAAAACCAAATATTGCATATGACCTCTCAAAAAAAATATTCATTAAAGAAAATGCACTAAGCATTGATGTATGTGAAGATTTGATAACATCACAAGCTTGCAATGTACATAAAGGGGGCGGCGGAGCATTTAGTAATCGTTTTCATGCGTGTTTATTGCCACTTAATCATTCTGTACATTTAAATTTACAGGATACTCTTAACGAGGTAATAGATTTTTTCAAGTTTGAAGTAGATTTTGTAGAACCATATGAAATCAAAAAATATACTAGGGGAGACTATTTTAGTCAGCATTACGACAACTACTATGCTTTATCTGAAAATATTGACAGAAAAATTACATTAGTTGCATTTCTTTCTAAAAAAACTTATCGTGGCGGCAACTTAAACATTGCAGGGAAATCATATGCTCCGTCTCAAGGAACAGTAATTGCTTTTCCTAGCTTTTTCCTACACAGTGTGGAACCAATTCATATCGGGGACCGCTGGACCTTAATTACATGGTTTTGGGGAGATTATTGGAAGTGACCAAAACAGTTGATAAATTCTATATAGGTGATATAACTAGACTATGGATAACGTAACACAAGCTCTTGCTGAAAAACAGAAACGCATTAGCGAACAAGCTAAGCGCATGATTTGGGTGACCTTTCAAAAAGAAGGCATTCACAAGTATCCCGGTGCAGACACCGATCCGAAATTGGCAACTGGCGACGAATATGACGTTAGTTTCCTAGGCTACCCGCATCGTCACATCTTTCACTTTAAGGTGGCGATTCAGGTATTTCACAATGACCGCGACATTGAGTTCATTCAGTTTAAGCGTTGGCTAGAGAATAGCTTCCGTGATGGAGTGATGAAACTTGACCATAAGTCTTGCGAAATGATCAGCGATGAGCTATATATGTATATAGCAAATCGCTACCCCGACCGTGACATTGAAATCACTGTATCAGAAGACGGTGAGAACGGTGCCACTATCTACTACAACACAACTAAACCCTATCAATCACTTGTCATCTAAGGAAAATAAAATGGCAAATAATAACACTAAGAATAGTCTCTCCCGCGTTACGCAAATTTTTATCGATCTAGAGAAGTATCGTGATTTTTGCCGCGATTATGGATATCGGTTTAACGAAGCCGATTTGTATAGTCAGCGAAGCTACGTCTATCGTCAGTTTCAGAAGCTCACTTCCGGAAAGTATGTAAAGAATCAGTGGGAAGTTGACCTCGTAAAGTTCAAGGAACAAGGGGCATCTAGATTCCGTGCCTAAAACGGTTGTCATCATTACGGGAGGATTTGATCCACTACATTGTGGGCACATTGAGTACATACATGCAGCCCGTGAGTTAGGTGACATTCTCATTGTAGGTGTAAATAGTGATGAGTGGCTGGTCCGTAAAAAGGGCCGGTCATTCATGCCATTTGAAGACCGGATTGCAATCATCGGCGCCCTTGAAGGAGTAGATTATGCTATTCCATTCAATGATCGTGATAACAGTGCAAAAGATGCAATTACGTGGGCCCGTAGAGTTTATCCAGTATGTACCATAGTATTTGCAAACGGTGGTGATCGTACTGCTGATAATATTCCAGAAATGGATGTGCAGGATGATAATCTTGAATTCGTATTCGGAGTAGGCGGAAAAGATAAAACTAACAGTTCTAGTTGGATTCTTGAAGAATGGAAGGCTGCTAAAACAGAGCGACAATGGGGATATTATCGTGTATTACATGAGAACGGTAAAGAAGTCAAAGTCAAAGAACTTACGGTTGAGCCTAGGCAATCTTTAAGTATGCAACGACATAATGATCGTTTGGAACTATGGTTTGTTGCAGAAGGCACAGCAACCGTGTATACTATCAATAGTAGTTCAGATGAAGAACTAGACGGGGTGTATAATAAATTTAGAAGTATTAATATTGCTGCCAATCAATGGCATCGTCTAGCTAACGAAACAGATAAGCCACTAAAGATTATTGAAATACAATACGGCAACGAATGTATTGAAGAAGATATAGAAAGAAAATAATATGCGTAA